CCCTTCTCACCAACGATAACTGGTTTGTTATTGGGAATAATACCACCATTGGCAAATCCAAAGAAACTGGCTATGCCGCCCACAATGTCACCAACTAATCCAAAACTACTTCCGCCACCGCCTCCGCCACCTATGCTACCAATACCACTTAACACATCTCCAAGACCACTACCAAGGCTACTGATAACATCAAACAGTGTACCACCAATGCTACTGAGTACATCAAATAGTGTACTGCCTACACTGCTGAGAATATTTCCTAAACTGCCAGTCATGTTAGATATAAAACTACCTAAATTACTGAACATATTACTGAGAAAATTACTAACACCTGTTGAAAAATCACTGATGCTTGTTTTAATATCTTCAAATACGCTGGTCGAATCTGTAGTACCTGATGGACTTGCACTTTGTCCTCCAAGTAAATCGGAACCAACAGATTGAACATATACAGGAGTTGCCGCATTATTGCCACGAGCAGTGACACCTGCGGCAGCACCTCCCAATGCACTAACTGCGCCGCCAGCACCTGTTTTAGGTTTATTCAATGTGAATATGCCGGCCAAGGTTTGTTTAATCTGACTGCGTAATAATTCTTCCGCCATGCCAGCAACAAAATTCTTCCATTCAAACTTGCCTGTCTTGGCAAAATTAACAATCGAGTCTTCCAAGCCTTGAGTAAACTTGTTGAATATATTTTTAGCAAGGTCTGCGGCATTGGTAGCATTGGTCACATAATCATTAAATGCATTGGCCCAACCTGTACTGAAACTTCTACTTTGATTATATGCTTCAGTATTTTTAGCAATTAATTTATCTGTACCGGCTACTGCGGCATCGATATAGCCTTGTCTTTCTGCTTCTGTAAGTTTGGTCTTGTTGGCAATCTCAAAATTATCAGCGGCTTGTTTACCTTGTAATCTTGCGGCCGCAAGAATATCATAGTTCTTTTTCTCAAGCTCGGTCATGGTACTCTTGGCCATGTCATCTGTTAAAGATTGTAATTTATCTTGTAGGCCAACCTGTTCTTTTATTCCGAAGTTTTCTAAATCTGTAATTTTAAGCCCGGCAATACGAGCGGCCACATTGTCTTTGATTGTTTGTGTTTCTGCTTCTCTTGCCGCGGCAGCATCTTGTATTTTTTTTTGTATAAGAGGTAGCATACGGGCATCGCTTTCGCTACCTGTTGCTCGTTTGGCATTGTACTCATCAGTTAATTTAATTATGGTTTCAACATAATTCTTATCTGCTTCGGCAATTTGTTCTTTAAGAAGTTTTTGTTCTGTGCTTATATTGAGACTTTCTGTCTCAGCCTTGAATTTCTTATTGGCTTCATCAGTTGTTCTAATATATGATGATAAAATCTTATCCAGAGCCAATTGTTCTTGGGCCATGGCATCAGTGACTTCTCTATTGGCTTTGGCTTGGGCTTCGGTTGCCTTGGCGGCTTTTTCTCTTTCAGCAGTAGTCTGACTAATGATGCCCAATGCTTTAAGTGCCTTTTCTCCCCACTCTATTAATCCGCTTCCTGTAGCGGCTTTAGTTATGGCGTTGATTACATCATACACAGCCCATAATACTGCAACAATACCAAGGAATCTACTGAATATACCAAGTATAGCAGAAGCGGCAAGTCCTAATCTTTCTAATGCAGTTGCTCCTGCAAGTCCAGCGGCTGCGCCACCTATTAATGCATCTTTCAATAGGCTAAATTGTGTAGCAAGGCCAGCAAGAGGACCTAAAGCGGCTCCGCCTATTTTAGTTATTACTTCTTTGAATGTCCATCCTTCAATAGCAGCCGCGGCAAGTTCACCTTTAACTCCGCTTATCCAAGGTATAACTTTTGTAAAGATTAAGAATGCCGCACCAATATCAACCAATGCCTTGATTAGAATTCCAATAGCATCTTTTTGTTCTAAGATTGCACTTGCAAGTTTGGCAATTGGTTCTAATGCTACTAATATTTGTACTTTGAAACTTTTATATGTAGCATCAAGACTATCAGCAACATCTCCTGCTGTTTCAATAGCACTGGCCGCTTCTTTATTTTTTTGAATAAACTTATCGATGTCATTTGCAACACCAACAAAATCAACACCTTTAGCGGCTTTGCCAAAATTAGCCATGCCTGCCGCCGCACGACGACTTGGGTCTTCTATGGCGGCGATACCAAGAATAGTTTTCTTAAGAAGATCTTCTTCGCTTAATGCTCCAAGTTCTTTTAATCCAACACCTACCTTTAAGAAAGCATCTTGTGCGCCTTTGCTGCCTTCAGCCGCTTGTGCAATTTGTTGACTGAATGCCGCTATGCCTTTTAATGCACCTTCAGCATTACCACCATTAGCACTTAATGCGGCACTGAATCCCATCAATGCTTCAGTACTAACTCCAGCGGCCTTGGCGGCATCACTGAGACCATCTGCCATTTCTAATAGACTATGAATAAAACCTACTGCGGCAAAACCTGCAACTGCATCTTTAATTTTATTAAAGGCTTCGGTAGTATGTGCTACTTGTGTTTCTAATTTTTTAAGTTCAGCAACAGCAGGATTGGTATCGGCATTGACTTTAATATCTATAGACATATTATTTTCCTGCCTCTATCTGTCGGACGCGGGCTTTCATAAATTGTTCAGTAGGCTTAGACATACCATCTTTGGCTTGTTTACTATAACCTTCATCCAAGCGCTGGGCATAAGGGTAAGATGCTTCAATAGTTTTATTACCAACAAGTTTAGTACTCTTGCGAGCATGACCTGTATCAATAGGAGTTGTCTTAACAAAGAAATTGTAAGCATCAACTGGTAATTGATTTAATTTACTAATGGTAGTTTTAAGATCCTGTAATGTTGTCCTGGCATTATAGGATATTTCGAATTTGATGCTCATTAACCGCTCCTTGCTCTCTTAATCATATCAAGCATTTCTTTTTGTGTCATTTTGGGTCTTGGGCCCGCTTCTGGCACAGCCTGCTTGTTTAACGACTCTTGCTGTTGATATTTAACCCATTTTGTATGCACATCAAGTACATACAAATCGAATGTGGTACCAACATCCATCACATAACTGGGCAAACATTTATAACTTTCGGCAAGGTTGTGAACGGTAAGGATCATTTTAATATCCATACTGTCCCAGTCGGGATCCTCGCCTATTACTTTCCCAAGGCTTCTACAATCTTAGAGATAACGCGGATAAGAACTTTGCTGGGCAACATGGCTTCATTTGTAATAAGTTCATTGCCTTGCTCATCTAAAATTAATGTGCGAATAATACCAATCATAGCACTTGGATCGCTTTGATTCACGCTGGCTAATTTCATAAAAGCATCTAAAGGTTGGCGATCCCATGTCCAGAATTCAAGTTCTTCACCAAATTCTTTAATGGTTTCTTCGTCATTCAAGACTAATCTAATAAGTTGGGGTTTTGCGGCTAATTGTGATAATTTCATCTGTTAATCCTTTTTTCTGTTAATCAATGTGTTGGCAATAACAAGTAAGAAGCTGAGTCTACTTGATATCTTTTCCAGGTCGGCCTTAGCACACTTTAGTTCATTACTGGTTTTGGCCAGTTCAGCAAGTATACTGAGATGTAGTTCATCTGTGGTCTTTTGATCTAAAATGTCCATAAATCTTCCTTCATGTATATTTACCCATAGAGGCAAAAATAGGGGACAAAATCCCCTATTTCCTTCGAGTAGTTTGTATTACTCTGTTGCGCTGGCTGTGTACTCACCTGATACAGTAATTGTAATAGGTGTGACCCATACAGGACTATCAGCACTAACAGTAGGTGCCAAGCCAGTGATGTAGCCTTGACCTTTGATGTACTTGTCTGTAGCACCGCCTTCTTCAAACTTTAGACTGAAAGTCACAAGTGTCTTATTACGGCTTAGACCCAATAGGCCTTGAGCGGCAACAGTATCAGTTTGTGTACTGGCCAATGTTGTTCCGAAGAAACTGTCTGTATCCACAACTAAATTCATAGCAACTGAGTTGGTACTGGTAGTAGCAACTTGTAGTTTAGCTGTTTTATCTAATTGTGTCCATGTGAAAACATCGTTGGCCGCGTTAACGGTGATGTTTTGCAACGCTGGAATTGTCAATGGGCTTCCACCCAATGTTAGCGTACCAAGAGCAATACCACAATCAAGTTTTAATACAACTTGACTGGTAGTACCCGGTGCTGGGTTAATATAATGTGTTGTCATCTAAGACTCCTTTAATTGGTTATTAATTTTCTAAAACTAAACTCAAATGTTGTTTCTATAGCATCGTTGTTAAAAGAATTACTAACTTGGCAGGTACGCTGAATTACTCCAGTGATGTCTGTGGTTAGTCTTGCATCTTTAATAGCATTGATAATAGATTCAAGATTTGCAATAGGTTTTTTTGCGTCTGTCACGAAGTAGACACGGACGATGGTTATTTCATCAACACCGCCTGAACGGTTGAGAGTATCAAAACTTGGATTCTGTATTATTTGATCAAGATCAACATACACAATTTTCTTGTTATGATGACTGATACGAGCACCATTATCTTCCCAAGGCAAACTTTCAGAAATAGTCAACGGAGTCAAATATTTCTTGTTGGCCTTTAGGTAATCTAATATTGCTGTTCTCATCTTATTCTCTTAAGGCTATAATTGCCGGGCAACTTCTCCGCTCTTTGAACGGTTCCATCACCACTTAAATCATACCAGTCTCCACCATTGATAATTTCATCAAATAAGAACTGGAATTTGCCTTGATAAAATCCAATCTTTGCACGCTCTGCATTGTCTTCTTTGCTGAAGTCAGCAATCTTTGGCAGCAAATGATCCCATAGTGCATGATAAACACACAGGTCTTGGAAGTCATCTAAACGGCCTAAGATCTTACTTGGATCCACTTGTGGTAGATCCGCATCAGTAAGATAAACAGGATTGGAATTTTTCTGAAGATAATAATCTCTCCACCAATCAGTATTTCTGATCAGTGTTAATATTCGCATGGTGCTCCTTTTGAGAGCGGCCTCTACGACATCATCAGTGAGCCCTTCGTTGGCTTCGAATAGCCTTTGATCCATATCAAGAACATCCTGATATTCAGCAAAAGATATTACGGTAGTACCATCATATATGAAGGGCATCTCTTACTCCAGATTAGTTAATACGCTTGTCAGCAGTTAACTTAACACCGAAAGTAGGTTGAATTACTTTAGCGCCAGAAACAGCAGTTAGAACCAAGTCAGTCGCGCGATAAGCCGCTTGACGCATTGTTTCTAAACGGATTGAACCACGCATAGAATGTGCAATAGCCTGTGGAGCAAATACAGCATTGGTAGCATCGTTAGTAGCAACTGAAACAAGTGCAGACTCATAACAAGCGATACCAGCAATAGTACCCAAGTAGAAACCACCAAACACATTGTCACCAGCAGTAGTTGCTTGTTGATATGAACTTGTAGCAGTTAAAGATTTCTTGATGTTGTATGCTGAACCAGGGTGTAGGATAGCATAGAAAGGACCAGTTAACTTGTTGGCACGCAAGTAAGCGGCAGCACTGAACAAGTCAGCAACAACCAATTCTTTACCTGAAGTACCAAGGTCGTCTGTGAAGTTAGCAAACTCAGCAAACAATTCTGCGTCCATTGCTTCTGCCAATGCACGGCCAGCTTGGTCACCCAATTGAGCCAATACATCGTTGTAAGCACTGTCACGCAACATGTCAGTGATACGATGAGCAACAACTTTCTCAGTTAGAGTCAAGTTTTGTGAAGTTGTATTTGTATCTGCAAATGTAGCGGCATTACCCTCTTCTGGAGTAGTAGCACTAACACTTGACCATACAGGAATCTGTACAACCTTACCTGAGTTAGCAGGCATGTCAAATACTGTTGATACTTGACGAGCAACTGAATTCTCGTAAGCCGCATATTGGGCAGCCGCAACGAGTGGTGCGTATAATTCACTATTAATAGTGGTATTGTTGTAATAAGCAGTCATTTATAATCTCCTTGATTGTTGACTTATTTTATAATGCCAGCCTTCTTGGCTTCGGCATATCTTTTACGATCTCCGGCATTACTAAAATCCAACTTGGATAAATCAAATTGACCTGTATTGTTCATACCTGTATTTGATCGGCTGTGCGTGGTGCTTGGACTTGCAGAGACAAAATGCGGATTCGAATCGAGAAATTCGCGCACTAAATCATCTACCTGATAAGGTTGACCGCCATCATTATATTTGACAGTACCTTTCTCATCTAACACTTCTACTTCACCTATATCATTAAGTCTAACACGGTTTGCTAATAATTGCTTTACTTGTTCTGGTGCAACGGCTTTGAATTTGGCAGCGGCACTGACAAGAGGCGTATTAACTTTGTATTCCTTAATAATACTATCTCTCTTTTGGATCTCAGCATCCTTTTTAGCCGCTAACTCTTGTAGAGTTTTTTCAAACTCACCACGCTTGATTTGTTCTGCCTGTTGTTTCTTTTCATACTCATTGCGAATATTTCTAAGTTCTTCAGGATCACCCAAATCTTCATATGGTTTAAGAAGTTTCTTTTCAAGACTGCCACGCATACGGGCCATCATGTTGTCTACTTCTTCTTGTGTGAAAGTTTTAGCGGATTGTGCCTGATTTTCATTGTCTGACGCACCAGTTGCGTTGTTTGTTGCCGATTGATTGTTTGAAGAGTTCATCGTTGACTCGCGCCTCCTTAGAGTTAATGTAATATTTATATTAAAGGTGCCTTATTGCACCTAAAACGGTATATTACTTACCGTTTGTTATTTGCCTGCGCCTTTATATCCGGAGGCATAGGCCGCTTGACCTTGCCTTGCGGCCTTTTCAGCGGCACCACGGCCTGTGTAGATCTTGCCTGACTTGCCCCACTTGTAGCCCGCAGTAGGTTTGCCATTAACAGTGGTCATGACTTTATGCACTGGCATCAGTATTTTCCTTTACCTGGCCATGGCTTTTTATCTTTTTCTTTCTTTTTCATTATTCACCACCCAAGATGTTTTGTATCATCCATGCTTGTTGACGATGTGTGTCAATGCGATCAGCAATAAAATTCTGAATGCCATATTCACGCTGTTCGCCTGCTGTGTCATATGTGTCTTGCAATTGAGTTATGATAACATCAATGTCATCCATTAGATTAGCAAAGATAATCATAGGGTCCGTGACAGTATCAACAGGATCCATAAGTTGCGTATTCTTGATTATATCGCGATAATCGCCTTGTGGGTAAGCCCCTACTTGCCTAATTTTCTCAGCATACATGTCAATAGCATCCTGAGCATCATCATAAATCTTTTCTAAGAATTCATGATACTGCACGAAGTCTGGTCCTGTCACACTCCAATGATAGTTGTGACTCTTCAAATAAAATGTGAAGTTGTTGGCAAAAGCCTGTATTAGTTGTTGTATTAGTTGATCCATTTTGATTTCCTTAATCTGTGACTGGTCCGCCTGCTACCCAAGCATCGCATGTTCTTGATGCGGCACATTTGAAGTCCCACATTTCGCAATAGCCTAAATCGCCTGCTTTAACTGTATCCCACGCATCTTGAGTTCCACTGCCGCCAGCGGCCAAGCCAGCATCGATACAATCAAGAATCCGTTGTGTTTGATTGAATGCCGCACAATTGCCGCAACGACTGGTCTTGGCTTCTTGTACAGTTGCTCCAAAGATTTGAGCCTTGGCCATCCAGAATGTTCTGTTTGGTTGGGCGGGGTTCATTGGACCATAGTTGGCAGTTTTAATTGCCTTGGCACGATTCTTCAAGTTGACTGCTACATCCTGTGTGGCTACGGGACAACTTGCTCCTGTCGTATCAGCAGGATTCGCTCCCGGCTGTTGTGCATATTCATTGGCTGTGGGAGTAGGACTAACTGCTTCCCCCATGCCAGGTGTATTCATATCCTGTACTACATTGCCTGCTTGAGCATCTAATGGTCCTGGGAATTTGCCTTCATAATCAGTGTCATCAGTTATAAGATCAATCAACATCTGATCAACAGCAGCCAGGGCTTCTGGACCTGTTGCAGTTTGTTTGGCAGTTTGTAGTTTGGTATATTCTAATTGTTCATCTTGGATGGAATAACTGTCTTCGTATTCAACTTCGCCGTCCCATACTGAATCCATGTACTCTGCCCACAAGATCCATATTTGTTCTTCTGCTTCTTCTAAGTTGTCGGCCTTTTCAGCCAGTTTGGCATTGAGCAATTGAAATTCAGTCTGCATGGCAATGCCACTCATAACTGTTGTTGATCTTGCACGAACACTGCCTATGTTGGCCAGAGCATCAATGGCATCCGAGGCATGTTCAATGGCCTTGTATAGGCTATCAACTGAAGCACCATTGTATTCTAATAGATAAGGCTTTAGTCCAGGATCCAAGTTCTCTGGCATTGAAATAATTGAACCAGCACCTGTACCTGCTTGTGTTTCAGGAGTCTTGACCAATGAAGGATGTGCATCCATGCGTTGTGTCTGTTCCACTTCGCTGGTCAAGTTGTAGATAAACTGTTGCAAGTGAGCAATGTCAGCAATGTCAGGTATGCCCATGGCACGCACACTGCTACGGCTGTTGTAGGCCACAACTGCTGGTATCTTGCCCAAGCCGTTAGGTTCTACTATTTGATTCATGATCTCACGCTTGTCGAAATCCACTTCCCAAGTTTCAATAGTATCCTTGCTCCATATCTTGATAGTTTGTATGGATCCATTTACTTCTTCTACATATTTGAGACTCTGTAATTGATAACGGCCACTGGGTTCACGCTCAAAATGCCAATCCAACACATTCATTGGAGTTAATAGGCTAACATAAGGGCGGATACCCTGTTGTAATTCTTCTGCGCGGGTAGTTGCACCCACATCAGGCTTAGTGACCATGATCCAGCAATGACCAAACACTGAAGCCCATGTGGCCACATCTTTCATGAAATTGTTGAGACTGCGGCCTTCCAAGTCAGCATCGGCCAAGAAGTCATCTACTTCTGGCCATCCATCAAATGATCCCAAGTCACGCTCAGGTGGTTCACGGAACAAAAAACTGTTATACACATTGATAACTGCCTTGCAGTGGTTTTCAAGTGGTGTGGCATTTAGGCGTGCTTGATACTCACTGTCTGTTTCCAACTGATAGCGTGTTAATAGGCCTGCGCGGCGATAGTCATCACCACCCAAATAACTGACCAATAAGAACTTCCAATTGTTCCTATTGTAATTGTACATGCGATTATAACTGCCTAATCGTGCAAGTTGTTCTTCTACTGTTTGAATAATTGCCATTAGCGGGCTCCAATATTATGACCCCAGCGCTTGGGTTCAACAGCGTTGGGATCTCGATCTCTGCGGACTGGGAATATATAATCTACCATATAACCTAATGCATCCATCATATGGTCATATCCACTATCTTTGTCGGGGGTGGTAGTCCCCTCTTTATATGTATGTCTTTCCAGGCCTTCTAATGTATATTTACACTTAGTACTAATAAATAGCCTTCGAATGCCTGTGGCATCAGCCAGTCTTGAATTAACAGCATTGATACGATCACGCACTGGTGTATGGCTATTGGGACTTTTCACTACAAAGCCTGCGTTCTGCAAGATGGTAAGGTCCGTAGCACCGCCGGCACTGGTCTTTCTTTGGCGGGCCGCTGGATCGGGGTAGACCCAGACTCTGCTTTTAGGGTATCTTGTTTTAATTTCTTCCACAATTTCGGCGGTGTTAGAAGAAAACATACGGATCTCATCGATGACATACAAATTATCTCCTTGGCGTACACTGATTACAGCACTCATGGGGTCTATGTTAAAATCCATGCCAATGTATATGACTTGTGTATCAGGTTGTTCTAAGTTTCTAACATTGCCTGTACGGTCAAATGCGTAATAGATACGCCCAGTGTAGGTTTCAAATGTGGCCAAGAACTCTTGTCTAAATTGCCTTTCATCCAAGTCTCTCTTGGCTGCCGCTATTTCATCTTCAGTGACATTGCCACCATCTATGGTTGTATATTGAAAACTCTTCCATGCATCTGGATAATCTTGCTCCATCTGGTATAGATCATATGCCCAGTTGGCAATGCCTTTAGGAGTGCCAATAAACATGGCCTTACCCTGTCT